CCGCATCAAAGAAGACGTAATGCTTGACGTGATTAAAACGGCCACGTCAGCAGACGGCTTTGCTCGTGAGTTTCTGGGCTGGTGGGTTTCTACCGTCACCAAGGTCAATGCCGTTATCACGGCGAAGGAATGGAACGCCTGCCGCATCAAGAACCCCAAGCGTGAGGGCCTTTTGGTCTTTGCCGTCAAGTTCTCAGCGGATGGCAAGACCGGCTCTCTCGCGGCATGCTATCGCCCAACCGATGGCCTGCCGTTCGTCTACGTGGTTGCCAATAGGTCGCTTGACCATGGACTTGGGTGGTTTGTTGACAAGCTTGTTGATAACTGGAAGCAGGCAGCGGCAATTGTGATTGATGGCCAGTCGAATGCAAAGGCACTCTATCAGAGGCTTGTTGAGTCTCACGTGCCAAAGCGGATGCTCGTGCTTCCAAAGGCAACAGATGCCACGTCAGCCTATGCAGGCTTCCTGCATTCGGTCAGGGAGCGCAGTGTCACGCACTATGGCCAGCCAGCGCTAGACAAGAGCGCCACTGGCTCTGAGAGAAGGTCTATCGGCAACAACGGAGGCTGGGGCTTCCAGTCAACCGAGGAAGTTGACGCATCGTTAATAGAATCCTGCTGCTGGGCGCACTGGGGAGCCATGACAACCAAACGCAGGCCTGGGAGAAAATCGGTGGTGAGAGCATGATTACCCTATCAGGACAGATTGCCGCTGCCGCTGGCCTGAGTGGGCCAGATCGGCTGTTGGTCAAGCGGCTCGTTGACGCATGGCACGACCATTACGATGGCAATATCAAGCGGCATGTGTACTACACGATGCACAACAAGCTCGTTGACTTGGGCATTTCGGTGCCACCTGAGCTTAAGAACCTCAATGCAGCCTGTGGATGGGGCAAGAAGTGCGTTGACGTGATGGTTGAGCACAGCAGGTTTGACGGCTACAGCGCACAGGATGCCGACATGCAAGCATTGCTCAACCGCATCGCACGGCGCAACCGAATGCGCACGCTCTACCGACGAGCAACCACAAGCGCTCTTGAACAGTGCTTCAACCTGTATTTCGTCTCTAAGGACGAGAGCGGCAGGGCAAGAGTCAGCGCCTATCCCGCCAGCGTCTGTGGCTGCACGTGGGACGATGCGCACGATTGCCTTGAGGCGGCATTGTTCGTGGTTAGCATGCGCAAGAATCGCACCTACAAGAATTATGAGCCTGACTGGGTGAACGTGGTGACGCCTGAATACCTCATCAGGATCAGGCGCGACGAGGGCACCACATGGCATGCCGAGTACGAGAAGCACGGCCTTGGGCACCTGCCAGTGTTCCTTGCGGCGTATGAACCTACGCTTGACAGGCCCTTTGGCACATCCCGCATCACCAAAGAGGTCATGGGCTACATTGACAGCGCAGTGCGTGCCAACGTCAACGAAGAGATAGCGTCTGCCTTTGCCGCGTCAGCCCAGAAGTACCTGCTTGGCACCGATGGTGACCCGTTTGAGAACGTGTCCCGCTGGAATGCCTACATTGGTGCCATCTTCAACATCGACAAGGACGAGGATGGTGATGTACCAAAGTTTGGCCAGCTTTCCCAGCCATCCATGGAACCTCTCAACGTGCACTGGCGCCTGCTCTGTGGCCGCATGAGCGCAGCCACTGGCATCCACGTGAGCCAGTTTGGGCAGGTGCACGACAACCCAGCCTCTGGCGATGCCATCTACCAGGAAAACGAGCCACTTATCCTCAAGGTCAAGAATTGGAACGAGGACGTTAAGGATGTGTTGGTTGACGTGGCAACAGCCCTGCTTGCCACTGAGCTAGGCACCACGTTTGACGCCATCGACGCACAAGACCTTGGCATCGTGGCCAACATGCCCAACCCAGCCATGCCGACGCTTGCCCAGCAGACCGATAGCAGCGTGAAGATTGCCGCTGCCGTACCTGGCTTTGCGCTCACCAAGGCTTTCTGGATCATGAACGGATTCAGCAACGACGAGGCTGACAGCATCATGGCCCAGATCAGGGACGCACAGACCGACGAGCAGACCAAGCAGGCAACGAGTGCAGCCATAGCGGCGATGTTCGGAGGTGGCGGCGATGAGGGAGGTACCGCGTAGCTACCTTGACAACTACACCAAGGCAATCAACGAGGTAAGCGCTCGTGGCCAAGAGTACCTGAGCGGGCAGCTCAAGAGCATCGACTACGACAGGCCCATTGCTGAGGTGCGGCAAGACCTCATAGGCCTCATGGATGCCGTCTGTGGCGGATCGTCTCAGATGGCGGCTATGGAGTCAGCCATCTTCTACGACGGATTGCGTGAGAGGGTGCTTGGTAGCCAGATGGGCGCCTTTGCGCAGGACATGCGCCAGCCCATTGCAACCGAGAAAGCGCTAAAGGCATTCATCCAGAAGCTGGTTGACGGCGAGTATGACGAGTTTGAGGCCCTGTGCCTTGAGCGCCTTGATTGGGAAGTCAAGGCCGCTGCTGGCAGGTGTACGCAGTACAACGCGGAGAGAGACCCGTATGGTGGCGAGACACGCTATGCTCGTGTGCCCACTGGTGAGGAAACATGTGACTTCTGCATCATGCTTGCCAGTCGTGGGCCTGTCTATCACACGGAAGAGTCAGCAGGCGCCTATGACCACTACCACGCCCACTGTGACTGTCGCATAGTGCCGTTCTGGGGCACCTACGACGCAGGCCCATCGAGACGTGGCAGCATCATGGGGATAGAGGGCTACGACCCAGACGCCCTCTATGAGCGCTACGTTGACCAAATGCTCAATCCCAACTTCCGCAATCGCATGGCCAGAGCTGCCGACAGAGCGCGTGGCGGCAATGGCAACGCCACTGGCCGTGAGACCTCTCACCCACAGCTCTGGGCAAAGGCCTTGCGTGACGGAACCGTAACCCTTGGCTCTGTCGGCGAGGTACAGCACTACATCAGGGATGCCGAGAGCTACGAAGACCTCTTTGAGAGGATCAAGCTCATCAACAAGGAGCTTCCTTACTACGGACTCTCAAGCAACTACATTCGTGAGCTGCAACGCGAGCTATACAACAAGCGGAAGCAGTTCATCAAATAACGGTGGATTGGCAGAGTAGACGAATGCAGCCGATTTGAAATCGGCCGAGCGGCAGACCCGCTCCATAGGTGCAAATCCTATATCCACCGCCATCAGAAACAAGGCCCTGCACAGGGCCTTTTTCATAAGGGCTGCTGCTGGCGTGGTCTGCTGGCAGGGGTGTTGACGCTGACCGATGGGATGGCACCCATCCAGCCCGACCGTCTTTAGCCCCGCACGGGGCGAACCCATCACCCTGCGCCGCACGGCGCAAAGAGACGCCCTGCACAGGGCAGAAAGTAGGTGCCTCATGCCTAATCCCGACATTGACCCCAACGCTGGCGCTGCACAGGGCGGCGAAGGTGGCCAGGAACCCGACTACAAGGCCCTGTACGAGCAGCTTAAGGCCGAATCCCGCAAGTGGGAAGACCGCTCTAAGCAGAACAAGGCCAAGGCCGACAAGCTTGACGAGCTGATGGCTGGCAACGATTCCATTGAGGAACGCATTGCCGCGCTTGAGGCTGAGAACAAGGCCATGAAGGACGCAGAGACCCGCCATGCGCTCGTGGCCAAGGTCGCTGCCGCCACTGGCCTGCCTGAGTCTCTTGTGGCCACGCTCAACGGCGAGGACGAGGAAGCGCTTACGGCTCAGGCCAAGGCCGTTGCCGACCTCAAGCCCAAGGGGGCACCGAGCGCACCAGAGGCGGGAAAGTTCCCGCGTGGAAAGCAGGCCAAGGGTGCTGACGAGGAACAGCGACAGTTCGTGCGTCAGCTCTTTGGCAAGGAATAACAACAGTTAGGAGGCCAGAAAATGGCTATGACTACCGCTAACATCGTTTTGCCTAAGAGCGTAGCTACTGCCATCCGCACTAAGGTCAAGGATGGCTCCACCGTTGCTGCCCTCTCTCCCAAGGAGGGCAAGCTCTTCCAGGACGAGGCTTACCTCATCTTTGACGGCGCTGCCGAGGCCGAGGTTGTGGCCGAGGGAGCTGCCAAGGGTGACTACGAGCAGCCTGTTGCTCCTGTTGTGGCCAACCGCGTCACCATCCAGACCACCACGCGAGTCTCTAAGCAGCTCAAGTGGGCAGACGAGGACGATCAGCTTGAGATCGTCAGCAACATCCAGGACGATCAGGCCGAGGCCATGGCTCGTGCCATCGACTACCTGGCCTATCACGCAGTCAGCCCCAAGACTGGTGCCGTGCTCTCCAACTACACGGCGCTCTCTGCCGCTGATGGCGTCAACGACGTGTACCTTGGCAAGGCCATCGGTGCGGCTACTGCTGATGACTTCATCAACTCCATCGACTCGATGGCCGAGGCCGTCAACGACGGCTATGACATTAATGGCTTTGCGCTCTCCAAGACCTACGCAAACGCCCTGCGCAAGATTCGCGTGCCTCAGACGATGGAGCGCGTGTACCCTGGAATCCCGCTCAACCTTAAGGTTGGAGAGCTTGAGGGCATCAACGCTGCCTGCTCTGGCACCGTCAATGGCCGTCTCGTGAAGAACGCTGGCACGCCTGTCACCTACGGCACCAACATTCTCGCCATCATGGGTGACTTTAGCCTCATCCGCTGGGGTTTCGTGCGCGACATTATGGCCGAGGTCATTGAGTACGGCGATCCTGACGGCAAGGGTGACCTCAAGCGCTACAACCAGATTGCATTCCGCACTGAGGCCGTGCTTGCCTGGGCAATCCTTGACCCTGCCGCTTTCGCCATCCTCCACTCTGGCACCCAGTCTTAAGGAGGCGTGAGCCATGGCCTTTGCTACCTATGAGGATGTTGAGGGCCGCTGGCGAACGTTGACGGCTGACGAGCAGGTAAGGGCCACGACGCTGCTTGAGGATGCGTCAACCATCCTGAGTGGCATGGTTGACGTTGACGAGGGTGATGCCCAGCAGGCAGCAGCCCTCAAGCTTGTGAGCTGCAACATGGTTATCCGCTCCATGGTGGCGAGCGCTTCCAGCGCCTTTGGCGTTGATGAGCTGCAAGCCACCATGGGGCCTTTCGGCCAGACGGCTCACTTTGCCAACCCAAACGGTGACATGTACCTCACGAAGCTCGATAAGAAGCTGCTTGGCATCGGTGGCGGCAAGGGCCGCATCCTCCATCCCGCATATGGGCCGCTTTGCGGCTACACGCCAGAGGTTGTCACGCTTGACGAGCTGGGAGGTTGACGATGCTTGGCTTTCCCATGCCCTTTCAGGCCGTGCCGTGCGCCATCTGGCTCCCAATCGCCACTGATGAGGACAGCTATGGCAACAGCAACGTCACCTATGCCGAGTATCCCGACATACGCACCCACTGCTGCTACGCACCTGGGGCAGGCAGGCCTGACACGTCTGACGATATCGAGGACGGCAGGCCGCATGGTGTTCGCGTTGGCATGACGTTCTACCTGCCCAAGACCCTCTCTGCTGACCTGAGAGACGCAATCATAGCCTGCTACCCGCCAGACGATTTGGCGCTCTCTGGACACCAGTTCAAGATTGTCGGCGAGCCATTCAGCTTTTCAAGGGCCAACACGCCTGGTGACTATAGCTGGTGTGTCGAGGGGGTGACCTACCTTGGCTAGAGACGGATTCCGCATGAACCGCAAAGGGTATGCGGAAGTTCTCAACAGCGACGATGCTTGGCACGCATGTGACTCTGCTGGGGCAAGCCTCAGCCAGACGGCAAACATGGACGGCCACGGCGAATACACCCACGACACCATACGTGGCAAGACCCGCATACACACCCGCGTCAAGACCACCGACCGCGCATCCTTCTACAAGGAGCGTGCGACGAGGACTCTTGCACGGATTGCTGGCCACTACAGGTAAGGAGGGCACATGGACGGAGTTGAGCTTACCGTCACCATCCTCAAAGAGTCGCTTGGGGTGCCAGTCGGCACAGAGGTGCCGAGGGATAGGCCGCAACGCTTCATCATGGTCGATCTTGACGGTGACGAATCATCGCCACTGCTGCTCAGGCCGCGCATTGCGCTCACCTGCTGGGGCAAGACCGACAAGGATGCACGCAGCATCGCCCTCTCTGCACTTGATGCGCTCCAAGAGGCGTCAGAAGACCACCCATACCTCAGTGATGCGGCGCTAGAGACCATGAGCCGAGAGGAATGGTCGCGTAACGGCCAGGGACGCTATCTGGCGCTGATCAACCTGACCATCAACACTGACGAATAGGAGGCAGCATGGCTGCTAACAACAAGGCCAACGTCAGCACGACAAGGGGCAACAAGGGGGGCTACCTGTTCTCTGCACCTGTCGGCACCGCTGGCGCACCGACCAAGACCAAGTACAAGGCCGCTCAGTGGCTGACCAACGGCAACCCGCCAGAGGGATGGGAGTGCCTTGGCTACATCCCGACTGATGGCTTTACCGAGACGCCTGACCTTGGCTCTGGCGAGGCCATCCGAGATGTCAACCAGGAGCAGCTTGACGAGACCGAAGGTGAACCCACCGAGACCATCACCTTTGCCCTCATGGAGATCAAGAAGCACAGCCTTGGCACCGTCTACGGCCACGACAACGTGACCGACGCTAACGGCGTGCTTGAAGCGAAGCACAAGTGGGGCAACCGTGACGAGCACTATCAGTACGTCTTCCTGCTGCTGCTCAAGAACGACCGTGCCTGGACTAAGTACATTCCCGATGGCAAGGTCACGAGCGTTGCCGAGTTTACTGGCAACAAGACCACCGTTGCCCAGCACGAGGTTACCGTCACGTACCTCACCGACGAGGACGGCACTGGCTGCTACGACTGGTTTGACTCCACCGAGACTAGTGCCTAAGAACAAGGCAACACGGCAGACACGCTGACGCCCTAAGCGAGCCATCGCTTAGGGCGTCTTCTACGAAGGAGGCCACATGGCAACCATTGAGTTTCGTGGCACTACCGTCGAGTACGACGAGAAGTGTGCAAAGAGCTACAAGTGGCAGAAGCTCATCAATCGCAACGATATCAGCGCCATCGAAAAGCTCTTCTTTGGGCGCGACGAGGAAGTTGCCGACATGTTTGACGATGATTCTGACACCATGCAAGAGCTGGTGCTTGCCTGTATCGAGGATTCGAGAGCGGCAAAAAACTAGCGTTTCTCATCTTGGCAACCGACGAGTACCAAGATGAGCTGCTTGCCGACTTTCAGCAGACCTACCACATTGACCTGTGGGGCATCGACTGGGATGCCCTTGACGATGGCCGCGCGGCACATCTTGCAGCCCTTGCCTACCAGCTCCCCAACGACAGCAGGGTTATCAGGGCCATTGCTCCAATGAGATCACATGGGCTTGACGTGCTGCTGTTGCGAGAAATCGAGCACAACCAGCGCATCTGGCACTGGGCGAACACCGAAGAGGCGAAGCACGAGGGAACCAAGCCTGAGCCTATCACGCTACCTGGCGAGGAAGAGGCCTATAGGGCCATGGAAGAGAGCGAGCAGCGCAACGCCATTGAGGTTGCATCAATCCTTGGCATCAGCATCTAAGGGGGTGATATACCTTGGCTGAATTAGGCAGCTACTACATCACAATCATGCCCTCAATGAAGGGCTTCACGAGCGAGATCAACAGCCAGCTTGGGGGGCTTGGCACCAAAGGCGGCAGCAAGTTCTCTGGCGGATTCCTTGACGTGCTCAAGGGCAGCGCAATCGGCACGACGCTTGGCAACCTTGCCACAAAGGCTGGCAGCTCCATCATGGATGGCCTGTCTGTCGGTATCGGACGCCTTGACACTATCGAGAATTTCCCCCGCGTCATGGAGGCGCTTGGCTACAGCACCGACGAGGCTGACAAATCCATCAACACCATCATGGAGCACCTTGACGGCCTGCCGACCGCAACACAGGACATGGTTACCCTGACTCAGGCAATCTCTGACTCCACAGGTGACCTTGACCTAGCCACGAGGGCGGCGCTTGGCTTCAACGACATGATGCTTGCAAATGGCGCATCTGCTGCCGAGGTGGCCACCGCTCAAGGCGTGCTCAACCGAGTGCTTGGCAAGGGCAGCGCCACTGCCGCACAGTGGCAATCGCTCACCTCCGTCATGCCTGCACAGCTTGGCATCGTGGCCAAGCAAATGCTTGGCGCTGGCGCATCCACGGAAGACCTGCACTCTGCACTTGAGGATGGCACCGTTTCCTGGAACGACTTCTTGCAGGCAATCGCAGACCTCGATAAGAGCGGCTACGTTGACGAAGCTGGGCGCCAGATTGCGTCTTTCGAAAAGCAAGCACGGGCCAACTCTGACGGCATCGGCACGGCCATCGACAACATCAAGAACCGCATTGGAGCTGGATGGGCCGATATCCTCAAGGCAATAGGCAGAAGCGACATTTCCAGCACCATCAACACCATGAGCTATGGCGTGCGCGACGGAATGCGCAAGATTGCCGAGGCCATTACCTACGTGAAGGACGCCATTGGCAAGACGAACATTGGCGAGAACCTTGGGAAGATAGGAAGCGCTATAGGTGACTTCCTTGGCAAGATCGGACAGGGCGCAGCGCCTGTGCTCAAGGACTTTGCCGACAAGATGGTTGACTTCATAGACAAGGCGCTCCAATGGGTTGTTGACCATGGAGATCTTGTCACCTCTCTGCTTGCTGGTATTGGAACCGCGCTGGCATTCAAGGAGGCCCTTGGTGCTGTGAGCACCATTTCTGGTGTTGCGAGTGGTCTGAGCGCTCTTGGTCAGGCTTTGCCCATGGTTGCTGGCATCAAAGACCTACCTGCCGCATTTGCTCTGGCATCAGAGGCTGGTGGGCCGCTTTCTGGCATGTTCGCTGGGCTTGGTGGCATCATCGAGTGGTGCGCTGCCAACCCTATGGTGCTCATAGTTGGCGCCATTGCGGCAGTAGTCGGCGGGCTTATCTGGTTCTTCACGCAGACGGAGCAGGGGCAGGAAATATGGCAGGGCTTTTGTGATGCCCTAAGCACTCTCTGGGAGGGCTTGCAACAGGACTTCCAGAACCTTATTGAGACCATCAAGCAGAACCTTGCTGACAATGCAGTGCAGTGGGAGGTATTCAAGACCAACGTTGGCAACGTTATCCAGGGAATCATAGGCTTCTTTTCGAACCTCAAAAAAGACTTTGACAACATGGTTGCACGCATCAAGCAGAACCTTGCTGACAATGCAGTGCAGTGGGAGGTATTCAAGACCAACGTTGGCAACGTCATTCAGGGAGTCATTAACTTCTTCCTGAACCTAAAGCGAGACTTTGACAACATGATCTCCCGCATCAAGCAGAACCTTGCTGACAATGCAGTGCAGTGGGAAACGTTCAAGTCAAACGTTGGCAGGACAATCGAAAACCTCAAGACCAATGCGCTCAACGTCTTTGACGGCATCAAGAACGGCATCAAGGACAAGATACAGTGGGCGCACGATCAGGTCAGGGGCATCATCGAGCGAATCAAGGGCCTGTTCAACTTCTCGTGGTCTCTGCCAGCGCCTAAGCTGCCGCATATCAACTGGCACTGGAACGACATTGGCGGCATCCTGAGCCTGCCAGTGTTTGACGGCATCAGTTGGTACGCAAAAGGCGCCTATTTCAAGGGCAACAGCCCAAAGCTTGGCGTGCTGGGCGATGGCGTGAGCGACGAGGCCGCTTTGCCTCTCACCAAGAAGACCTACGGCCAGATTGCGCATGGCATAGCCAACGAGCTTGGCGGCTCTGGTGCAGGCGTAACCGTGACTGGCAACACGTTCGTCATTCGTGAGGAAGCGGACATTGACCGCATTGCCGAGGCGCTTGACCGCAAGATCAGACGCGAGAGGATGGCGATGGCATGAGCCGAACGAGAGTCTACTTTGACGGCTACGACCTCACCAAGTTCTGTCACGTCTCAGACCTGAGAGAACCGCTGTTGTCGCGCAACATCACCAGCGTCACCGTGCCTGGGCGTGACGGAAGCATGCTGACTGGCGCCAATCTCACTGAAAGAACACTGACGCTGACTATCACGCTGATGGGCAAAGACATTGAGGAAAGGCGTGCATCTGCAAGGATGCTTGCTGCCATCCTTGACGTAGACAGCGCGAGGCCGCTGGCGCTCAGCATTGACGGTGGGCTGTACTATCTGGCCATACCTAACGCTGATGCTGACGGCATGCTAGCCTGCAACGCCACGAGGTATGACGTGACCTTTAGATGCCTTGATCCCGTTGCCTACGGAGCTGAGCGCATCGTAACCGTGCCGTCTGGTGGTTCTGCCACGTTCGATGTTGGCGGCACGTACCCGACGATGCCCAACGTGAGCGTTGCGGCAGCGGGAAACGCTGCCAACGGATACTGGCGCCTGTCGCTTGACGATGGTGACTACCTGCAAGCTCAGATACCGAGCGGCGTGAGCACGGCACCTATCGAGGCAGATTGTCAGGGGCGCGTGCTCAAGGTCAACGGCACCGTGAAGATGCTCCACTCACTCTCTGACTGGCTCGTTTTCGAACCAGGGCGGCATGAGCTGACTATGCAAGGCTCAGGTGAGGCAATAGTCACGTTCGTGGAAAGGTGGCTGTGATGTTCATGACTCGCATCATTGTGTGTGACCGCACAGACACCTATCTCTGCGAGATCGACCCAGCGCAGATCATGGATATCGACCATGAGGATGCCGTTGGTGGGGTGCACAGCCTGACCATCACGACCACGCAGGTGCTTGATAAGACAAACCGCCTGCTGTTGCGTGACGATATGGGCATCTGGCACGAGTACGTTGTGCTAGGCATCGTGGGCACGCACGGCGCAGGCAGTGATGTGGTCAACGAATACTATTGCGTTTGGTCTCTCCAATACGACCTGTCAGCCACGTTCATCAACAACATGTATGGCTGTGGCATCGTGCCAGGGCACGCATCGGTGCCACAGACGGCACATCATGCGCTCGAGGTAGCGCTTGAGGGCACGTCACGCTGGACTATCGGCACGGTAACCGCGCTCACCATGGCAGCGGCGAGCTTCTACAGGCGCTCTGGATGGGAGGGCCTGCAAACCGTCATAGAGAGGTGGGGCGGCGAGCTGCAAGCCACCATCGGCGTCAGGGACGTTGGTGGTGGCATCGTGATCTCTAGGGCCGTCGATCTGCTTGAGCACATCGGCAAGGTCGAGGCAACAAGGCGCTTTGACTTTGGCCACGACGTTACCAGCATCAAGCGCACCGTGTCTGACGATGTTTGGCCCTGCCGAATCGTGCCGCTGGGAAAGTCTGTCGAGACGGAGGCTGGCGGCTACACTCGCAGGCCCGACATTTCGAGCGTCAACGATGGCACCATATGGCTGCAAGACGCTGATGCCGTGCCGTACACACGCATCCCAGACGGCAAGGGCGGCTGGGAGTACCCGACGCTCATAGTGAAGAACGACACCTATGAGGCGCCAGCAGACCTCAAGGAATGGGCCACCGAGCACATTACCGACTACACACGCCCGAAGGTGACCTATGAGGCCGACCTTGCCCAGTTCGTCAAGGCAGGACTCAACCCGCATGGCGTTGCCCTTGGTGACGAGGTGGTTGTTGTTGACCGCACCTTTGGTGATAACGGCCTGAGAATCAACGCACGTGTCGTGAAGATCAGCGGCAGCATGCTTGACCCATCCAAAACCAAGCTGACCATCGGCAACGCAATGGAGTCGATTGCTGGCCAGCTTGCCGAGCTATCAAACCAGCTCAACCAGCTTGAGGAAACCGTCTCAGGCGCAAGCGACTACCAAGCCACGGCAGAGTACCTTTCGAACCTCCTTGACCGCATCAACGAGGAAGTCAACGCTACAGGCGGCTACGTCTACATCACCAAGGGCCAAGGCCAACGAACGTATGACGTTGCCGTGAGCAACCCACTGGTTGGCTCTGAGGCATCGCAGGTTGTCGAGATCAAGGGCGGCAACATTCGCATTGCCAACAGCCGCACCAGTTCTGGTGACTGGGACTGGAAGACGGTGCTGCAATCTGGCCACATCCTAGCATCGCTCATCACAGCGGCGAACATAGTGTCTGGTTACATCGGAAGCGCCAACAGCGGCAACTTCTGGAACCTTGATACTGGTGAGTTTCGCTTGGCGGCAACGGCCACCATCGGTGGCAGGACGGTATCTCAGCTCCTTAGCGACGTTGACGCCACCATTACCGCTGTCGATGTGCAGTATGCGCAGAACCAGAGCAACACCACGCCACCAGCAGAAAGCTCATCCTCATGGTCAACTGTCGCACCGACGTGGCGTGCTGGCTACTACATCTGGCAGCGCACGGCTACGACCAACGAGAACGGTACGACCTACAGCGAACCGACCTGCATATCTGGGCGTGAGGGCACTGACGGCGCATCGCTCACCGTCACGAGGGTTGAGTACGGCACATCAGCCAACCCATCCACCGAGCCGACCACATGGCAGCTCACGATGCCAGACGTGCCAAAGGGCCAATGGCTCTGGGTGCGCGTCACCTACAGCGACAACACGCAGGCGCTTACGAGAACCTACATGGGCACTGACGGCCAAGACGGCAGGAGCGTGGCCATCCAGAGCGTCACCAAGTCAGGGAAGAGGACAACCGTTGTCCTGCTGAACAGCGACGGCCAGACGGAAACGCTGACCATTGATGATGGTGATGATGGTGACGCTGGCACCGCTGGCGCCAACGGCTACGTGCACACGGCATGGGCTAACAGCGCAGACGGCAGCACTGATTTCTCTACGAGCGTCAGCGCCAACAAGAAGTACCTTGGCGTATACAGCGATAACACGCAGGCCGACAGCACACACTATCAGGACTACTCTTGGAGCCTCATCAAGGGCGAGAAGGGTGACACTGGCGAGGATGGCGAGGACGGCGTTGGCATCGTCTCGATTGTCGAGCAGTTCTATCTGTCCACATCCAGTACCACCCAGACTGGCGGCTCATGGTCAGTGGTGCAACCCACGTGGGAGAGGGGCAAGTACATCTGGACTCGCTCTGAGATCACCTGGGACACCACGCCAACAACCACGACAACGACAACGCCAGTTCTTGCCCAGGCGATCAACAGCGCCAACGAGACCGCTGACAGCGCAAGCACTGCTGTGAGCAACCTTTCCACGCAAGAGGCGATTTTCAACCTGCTCACCAACAATGGAGCCTTGCAAGGCCTCTACATGCAGAATGGCCAGCTCTACGTCAATGCGAGCTACATCCTTGCGGGCTATATAAGCGCAAACCTCATCAAAGGCGGAACGCTTGTCATGGGTGGGGCCAACAACACCAACGGCATCATTCAGGTGTTGGACGCAAGCGGCAACGTGGTGTGTCTGCTAAACAAGGACGGCGCGAGCATTACCGGCGAGCTGATAATGAGGATGGGCGGCTTTGCGAGTGCGGCGAAGACGTATGGTTTGCTTGGTGAAATGGTATGGACCGGCTGGATTCTGGGGTCTCAGACCCCATCGGGCCGCACGTTGCACGGCTTGCACCTATACACGACCGGCGAGACGCGCAACAACGAGCTTCTAATTGCGCCGGTGAGCGAAACATCCTACAGCTCAGGCCAGCAGTACGGGCTTGCCTCCATTCTGAGCAAGGGAAAGCTTGTAATTAGCGCGTGTGCCGGTGAGGTTGACGATAACCCACAGATCGCGTTTGGGCAGTATTACGACACGGCCATAGTGCTTTCGTCTGGTGTGAGCAGCGGATACAAGCACCGTGCGCAACTGCACGACACGAACGGGTTTAGAGTCTCTTGCACAAATGACATGTTCTACGTCAAGGCCAGCAATGCGTCTGGAACCAGCGGCACGGTTTACGCACGCGGAACCTTGACCGTAAGCGGCTTCAAGAGCCGAGTTGTCGAAACGCCCGACTACGGAAACCGCCTTCTGTACTGCTACGAGGCGGCAAAGCCCATGTTTGGCGATGTTGGCGGCGGCGTTATCGGCGAGGATGGCACCTGCTACGTGGAGATAGACGACATTCTCTCAGAGACCGTGAGGACGGATGTTGCCTACCACGTCTTCTTGCAGAAGTACGGCGCTGGTGACCTTTGGGTATCAGAGCGCAAGCCCTCTTACTTTGTGGTTGAGGGCACGGCAGGGCTTGAATTCGGCTGGGAGATCAAGGCGGTTCAGGCCGGTTACGAGCACACCCGAACGGAGAGTTTCGAAGACTACTCATGGGAGGGTGACGAAAGCTTTTACGGCATCAACGTAGATCAGGCCTACAACGGCGATCTGGCCTACGTGGACGAAATCGAATCACTGTACGAAGGGGAATTCTAATGAAGCAGCTTTCCAGCTTTCTTGTCATGAACGTTGGCGGGGGTGACCGAATCAGCTTCACCTACGACGTTCTAAACGACGAAACAGGGGAGATCGTGGACCCGAACCGCAAGGAATCCTTCTTTGTGGTTGACGAGACCTTGCGCTCCCACGTCAACGCCATTCGTGACTACATCCGCACCAACAAGCTTGCTGACTAGATGTGCTGTGGCTGAGAGGGGGTGAGTTATGAACACGTACCATCTTGACCTTGACCTGCAAAAGGGGCCGCTTTACAACCTGAGCAACCTTAGCAGCGACTATGGTGGGGTGACGCTGAGACAGGGTGACAAGCAGGGATGCACCATCACGGCAGACTTGTACGACCATGGCGAGAGATTCACGCAGACGGGCCTGACGGCCTTTTTTGTTATGGATTTGCCCGACCGCACCCACTACTACCGAGCGCCAGCCACCTACAACGCAGGCACCGTGACCATCCTGGTTGACGAGTCTTATGCGGCGAGCGTGCCAGGGAACACTGACAACGCCTATTTCGAGCTGTTGCAGGGAGGCACCATCATTGCGTCAACGCAATCGTTCAGGGTGCGCATCCTCAAGGATGCTCGTGGTGGCAAGACCGCTGGTGAGACCTATGACTCTGAGATTCAGGAAGCGCTAGACAATCTGGTTGATCTGCAAGAGGCAACCGAGGCGGCAGAGACGGCAACAAGCACGGCCAACGCTGCCGCTACGGCGGCGAACGCTGCTGGCGATTGGGCCAACGAGGCCGCTGCTCGTGCCGAGAGCGCAGTTGCCCACAACATCAAGATTTGGTTCGACTACGAGGACGTTGGCGGCAGGAAGCTGCTGACGCTCTGCACGACAGAAGGTGAGGAATAATGCCCACTGTTTACACGCACGTGGCCAGCGAAGAGACATTGCAGCGCGTGGCCACCAGCCTTGAGCGTATCGCAAACCAGAAGGAGCTTATCTGGGACGATACAAACAACTGCTATACCAACCAGAGCGTTGCGGCGATGCTTGCCGCACAGAAGAACGGGCTTGCCTATGGCGTCTCTATCCCGAAGGGCAGCACCGTTGCATGCACAAAGATTGGCGCTAACGCTGGCATTGCCGTGCCCACGCCTGGGTACGTTGGAAGCCCCGCAATTGACCCGTACACGCAGCTTGGGCCTTTCGTGCACTATGACGTGAACGGCTTTGTTGACGCTGACGGAACCCCGCACGTCACCGCAATTGAGGGTGATGGAAACTTCAAGCGCGACGGATCCAACGGCAACGTCTGGGTGCTGGCACCTGTCCTGTGGTGGATCATGGACGAGAGCGACAATGATGCCGTGACTCTGAGCATCAGTGACAGCAAGCTTTCTGGCATGGCTGCACAGCCGCAGGCCTACCTGCCTGACGGTAGCTTGAGGCCCTACATGCTCTATGCCAAGTACATCGGCAGCAACGATGGTGAGGGCAACATGGTTAGCGTGAGTGGCGCTAAACCTTGGAACCGCAACCTTAGCCACAACACCCTTATCACCGCTTGCAATAACGCCACCACTGGCTACAGCGGCAAGAGCATTGCTGATGATTGGTACCTCAAGACCATGTTCCTGCTCAAGTACGCCACCAAGAACAGCCAGAGTGTGTTTACTGGCTGCACTAACTACAACTACCAGTACGCACCTGCCGTTGCTGAGACAGGCGTTACCCGCGTCATTCTCACCAACGCTCAGGCTGCCAACCTCGTTGCTGGATCTGCAATGATGCTCGGCACGCACACCGGCACCAACCCTGGCAATGACCGAGGCACTGCCGTCAACTATGACGTGTTTGATGGCCTGCGTATCCTCTCCATTGAGACCTACGATGAGGACAACAAGGCTGTCAACTTCGATACGGCCACCACGTTTGACACGGCCACCACATACCTGCTTAGCACTTCTCCATGGTGGGCTGGTTCCCTTGATTCTGTCGAGGGTGACGGCACGCTCACTGATGCAGGGCGTCTCAACGGCCATGAGCCTTTCGTCTTGCAGGGCATTGAGACCGGCATGGGCCTTAATGAGCTGCTCGGTGACGTTATCCTCAACGGTGACGCAACCCTTGGTTGGCAACCCTGTGTCAACTACGACAGCACGAACGAGGCCACTAGCGTAACCGCTGACTACACGGCCACTGGCAAGTACCTTGAGGCCAGTGACGCATCAGCACACCATTACCCCTTGTACCCGTCGAATGCGGGAGGGCTGCTGCTTGGGCAGGGCACCGGTGGCTCTCAGAGCACTGGTATGTGTGACTCGCAGTATACGAGCGCCTTGGGCACCGGTACTAGGGAATGGTTCGGCTTGGGCTACTTGCACGTCGGCGCTACCGCTGGCCTTTGGTCCGTGTACGGCATCTACGCCCTTACCAACGGCGGCTGGAGCATCGGCTCTCGGCTCTCTGGCACTGGCCGAAGCCGCGCAGCGGCTTAGTGGGGGTGAATTCGCTTTAGCGAAGAGGGGGCGTAGCCCCCTCACCTTGAAC